CCTGAGCGTAGCCAGCACCACTGAGTATGCCTCAATATGGGGATACACCAGGGCACTGGCTTAATATCACATTGGCGGCAACTACGACCGACCCGTGACATATATGCAACACTGTGACATTCAGGCAACACTATCCAATCGGGCGATTAGGACGACCGTTCGTTCTATTGTGTCGTCTTGTCCAGCGCCTGGAATGGTACGAACGTTCGACCTTGTTGCATTGCACCAATAACGAACGTTCGTACTTGTTGCGTTGCACAACGGTCAATTAGTACGAACGTTCGACCGTTTCACTGTGACATATATGCCACACATGATCAATAATGATTTATGTAATGATTTCAATGACTTAGGCGACGGTGTTGCATTTTGGCCACGGGGGTGTGACATCTTTGCAACACTTCGCCCTAAACCGGCCCCCGGAGTTTCGTTTTAGACGCCGTATATTGAAGCCGTTATTTTGCCTATTTTTTGTGCATCTTTTTGACTTGCCCAATTATCGGTCATGCCTGTTTAACTCCCTGCTGAGTGTGCGTTTCGTGGAGCGTTGTTTTTCCAGCTTGCGCCAGTCATCACCCCGTTCCTTTCGGCGGCGTTTCTGTGATTTCTTGTTGGGATGACCTTTGAGTTTTGTATGTTTGGGCATCAGGATTTCTCCAATAATTCCATCGCTTTCTCAAATGACATAAACTGGTTCATCAGCCACCGGACAGCCTGTTGTTTCGTAATCTCACCACGACTGATCCGACCGGCCAGGATTTCCGGGTACGTCGCGTCACACCACTGATCTGATTTAAGCATTAGATTTCTCCCCTGAGTTTTTTGATTAATTCATGCACACGATCCGCCTGTTCCAGTGCCGAGTGACTATGATACTCATCAACATACATTGCTGCACAGTCAATCACTTCATCCAGCGCCGGTTGAAGTTCGGCCATGTACGCTTCGATAACCACAGTTGCAGTTTCACCGGGTGACAGGAACCGACCGAACGGGTGATTGTTGATCGCTGTGATCGCAGCTTCGAGTCCTTCGCGGTTTATCATGTGTTGATCGTCGGCAGACCGACGTAACGATAGTGACCACGACCGAGTTTTTCCAGTTGCCTGGCTTCGACCATGTTGATGATATAATTACCGAGCATTCTGGACGACAGGTTCTCACCATAAATCACCTTCATGGTTTCATTTGCCTGGACAGGTGAACCCTCAACCAGAACCTGCCACGCATTGCGAAACCGATCTGTTTTTGAGTTGGATGGTGACTGATGAATGTCACAGATTGCCTGACACCATCGTTGAAAATCAGCGTCAACCGTTCCAACAGGAACGTTCTTGAGCCAAACTTCGTATTTATGAGCTTCCATTAAATTTCTCCAAGGGTTAAAACGATGGTTATTTATACCTATAACTACATCACCTGTCAACACTAATTCTGTTAAAACGGCTTAAATGGGTCGAAAAGCCGCCACTTTGATTTGGTGGCGGCCACCTCTAACCGTTATTGGATAAGGGTTTGAGTCGATTGGCCGTCAGGACTCCACTTTCCAAACTCTATATAAAAAAAGGGAGTGTGTATGATATAGTACATATGCATACACACTGTATATATATATTATTATTATTAGAATATAATAAATAAGAGTCCTATGAGTCCTAGAGGCATAAAACTGTGTAATTCCAACGAGTTACCGAGGCCGACAACTCACGGCCAACCCGGTCCCATGAGTCCTGGTTGACAATAACACCAAGTGGCGGTTATGATCCGTCATCGTCGCTTCCCCAAGCGATGTCCTCCCCTGTTACCCCTGCCCCGGTCTGCACTCACCTGTTGACCGGGGTATTTTTTTATGCATAGTGTCGTTCGTTCCTTCGCGGGATGCCCTGAACCCCTCGCCAACAGCAGCTTCGGTTGCGGTTGACGTGGGGTTCTTCGTTGTGGCAGGGTCTGCCCCATGAACCGATCCGCCCATGCCAAACAATATCGCAAGCTGTACCAGACGAAACGCTGGAAGGCGCTGCGACGTGACCACCTGAACAAGAACCCCTATTGCGTCATGTGCGGGAAGATCGCCAACACGGTCGATCACATCCACCCGCACAAGGGCGACTTGACAAAATTTCACGATCCGCGCAATCTTCAGTCTTTGACCAAGGATTGCCACGACACCCACAAGCAGCGACTTGAGTCGCGAGGGTATCATGGTGATGTCGATGAAAGCGGATGGCCGTCTGATGTGAAGCACCCCGCGAACTTAGGAAACCAGATTGATGACAGGACCAAGACCAGTACCGGATGAACAGAAGGCGCTGATGGGCTACCCCGGTAAGGGTGGTGGTGCTAAATCCAACGCAGAAATCAAGGCGTCTGTCGCAGCCGGTAAGACCATCGGCCCCATCGGTGATCCGTTCCCCGACATGGCTGAACCGGCCAAGGCGAAGTGGTACGAACTGAGTGTGTCATGGTCGATATTGCTGAAGGCGACCGACCGCCAGGCACTCCGAATATTTTGTGAGACATGGTGCGACCTGATGGTGGCCCAAACGATGACCGCGATGGAAGGTCCGGTCGTCCCGCTGAAGGATGGCTCGGCCATGCGTGAATCTATTTGGGCGAACCGGGTTCATAAACTGAGGCCACTGGTGAACAAGATGCTCACCGATTTCGGCGCGACACCATCAGCACGAACCCGTGTGGAATTAGTGCCGCAAGGACCGGTGAAAGCTGAGTCTAAATTCAATGGCCTGGTCAACTCCCCCACCAGCAGTAAGGTGAACTGACATGGCTGATCATCTTACTAACGAGGGGAAGCATATATACGCTTCCCAAACAAATCCGCTTCCCGTAACACTGGGTCATGGTGGTGCAGGGTACGATGCGTTTGGTCGGTTCCGAACCAGTAACCCTGTTACGCAGTTTGATAGCAAGCAGATCATAGACAAGGCACCACTGTACTGGGATGACCAAGAGGTTAGTGGATCAGGCACGTCATCCACATGGTCAAAGCTGAAGGCGTCCACCACATTGTCCGTTGCACTGAACACTGTCGGCAAACGAGTCAGACAGACGTTCCAGAGTTTCAATTACCAGCCTGGTAAATCCCAACTAACAATCATGACAGGCAACGTCACGACTGCTGGTGGTGGTGCCGGTATTGAGACTGGTATGGGTGCATACAACGGTACCGATGGCATTGGGTTGCGGGTGGTCAATGGTGTTTTACAAATGTTCATCAGCAGTGGTGTCACTGGATCGACCGTCGAAGAATCTATCAACCAGGAAGACTGGAACGCGGACAAGCTGGATGGGGCAGGTTTATCAGGATTGACGCTTGATCCTACAATGGCACAAATTTTCTGGTTCGACATGGAGTGGTTGGGCGTCGGAACTGTGTCAGCGGGATTTGTGATAAACAAGAAATTTATCAAGTGCCATGACTTCCACCATTCAAACCTGTTCATGGACGTTTACATGTCCACGCCGAACCTGCCATTACGGTACTGGATCGAAAATGACGGAACGGGTGCAGCAAGTGATCTTCAACACATTTGTTCGACCGTCATCAGCGAAGGTGGACAGCAGCCGATTGGAAACCTGCACTGGCATTCTACTGAACAGAATTTTATCAACTGCAATACTGTCGGCACACTCTATGCCATCACAGGGATGCGACTGAAAACCACGTCGGTTGGATTGGTCACAAACATAACCGAGGTGTCGATGCTCGGTGGAACATCTGATAACTTTGAATGGGTCATGATGTTTAATCCAACTGTCGCCAGTACATTCACATATGCGGATCACGACAACTCTGGTTTGCAGATAGCAATGGGTAATCCGACCGGTGTCAATACGGTTACACTTGGTCATGAAATGCAGGGCGGATTTGTCGCATCAACCAAAGACGGTGGTGCTGACGGTAAGGAAATCCAGAATGCTATTAAACTGGGCACCAGTATTGCAGGTGTTGCTGATGAAATTGTGTTGTGCGCTCGACCGTTGTCTTCCAACGCTGATATTTATGGTGGCATGGGTTGGCGTGAGTTGAATTAATGGATGACCTTGATCCTGACATCCTGTCGGCGCAACTTGTCTACATTCGTAAGACCGGACCAAACCAGCCGGTCGAACTATGCGTCTGGTCGCCACAACACCAACTAATTGTTACGCCACTGAACAAACAAACCCAATTAAACTTACTGAAGGATTTGGTACAGGCATTATGAAAACCCCGCGAACGAGAATGATCACGACCAAGGTTAGAACTGACTTCGGTTCCATGTTTATTCACATCGAACAGGACCATGAAGGTCTGCCGGTCGGTGGCAGCATCAGTCACCCCGGTAAAGAACCCACATCACAGATCGTGAACCTTGTGGAAATACTGTCGAAGGGCTTGGACGAGGCGCTTGGTGGTGATGGCAATATTTCAGAATGAAGATAGAGCCGAACGGGTAATCCAGTTCATTGAATGTCTGACTGTTCCGTCAGGATTCGGGTCTGGACGACCGTTCGTCATGCGCGAGTGGCAGAAGCAGTTCATTCGCGACATATACACCCCCTGCGACCCTGAAACGCACAGGCGGTTGGTCCGACGTGCGATCTTATCCATTGGACGGAAAAACGGTAAGACAGCACTCATCGCCGCCCTGGTACTTGTCCACCTGGTCGGTCCAGAGTCGATAAACAACGGTGAAATCTACTCAGCAGCCAATGATCGCGACCAAGCTGCACAAGTATTCAAGTTTGTTGCACAAATCATCCGCCTAGACCCTGAATTAGCCAACATGTTGCGTGTTGTTGACAGCACAAAGACGGTTGCTTGCTTCCATAATGGGTCATTTTACCGGGCAATTTCAGCCGAGGCCGGGACCAAACACGGACTGAACCCGACCTTCGTGATTTATGACGAGTTGGCACAGGCGCTGAAACGCGACCTATACGACGTTTTAGACACGTCAATGGGTGGTCGAGAGGAACCATTATTCGCTGTTATCAGCACCCAAAGTCGTGATCCACAACATATCATGTCCGAATTGATTGATGATGGTGTCAATGCCGACGATCCGACGATTGTTTGTCACCTGTACGAAGTGCCGATGGATTGTGAGGATATTTATGATGAGAAAGTCTGGTATCTGGCGAACCCGGCGCTTGATGATTTCAGATCGCTTGAAGACCTTCGCGCCATCGCGGAAAAAGCGAAACGGCTTCCATCTGAAGAACCCAAGTTCCGAAATCTGTATCTGAATCAACGGGTGTCCATGACAGCGAGTTTGATCGGTCGAGTTGACTGGGAAGCATGTCAGGGCGACCACGAATTACTCATACCGGGTGAAGATGTTTATGCCGGTCTGGATTTATCCAGCGTGAACGATCTGACAGCATTGGTTCTGATCAGCGCCGATGATTCAGATCGGGTTATGCCAATTATGTGGAAGCCGCTTGAGACACTTGAGGCACATTCAGATCGGGATTTCGGCAAGGGCAATCATCGCTATAAGGAATGGTATTCGTCAGGGTTACTTGAGGCGACCGAAGGTAAAACTGTTCGCCATGATGAAGTCGCAAAACGGATCGCTGAACTGTCGCTGGAATATAATATTCTCGGTGTGGCATTCGACCGGTGGCGAATCGACAATCTCATGAAGGAATTTGAGCGTATCAACTTTGAGGCTCAGATGGGTGAAGGCGATGGGCTTCGGTTCGTTGAGTGGGGTCAGGGTTATAAAATGATGGCCCCCGCCGTAGATGAATTTGAGAGGTCTGTGCTTGAGGATAAATTGATACACCCATGCAATCCTGTCCTGACGTGGTGTGTTGCAAATGCTGTTGTCACGATGGACGGTGCGGGTAACAGAAAATTGGATAAGGAAAAAGCAAAATTCCGAATCGACGGCGCTGTGGCTTTATGCATGGCACTTGGGTTAAAGGCACAAGATCGTGAAGAAGGTTATGGAACATACCTCTCCGAAGGTGAACTAATGGTCCTGTAACATAAATATCACGGTTGT